CAATCTCACAGTGACCTGCATCCACAAAAAGGAGGCATGGCTATGTGGCACATCAACCGTAAGGATTTAAGTGATTTTCTAAGAACATACCCGCAGGAAATCCGGCGTAATTGCGACATTATTCAGATAATTGATATTGCGGCTGGATTAAAAATAGCATGACCCGCACCCCCCGCAGTCACAACAGCACCCTCTCATCCCGCCCGATCAAGCGCAAGCCGAACCATCTCTGAAGTTTGACATTAACATCATCGGGCAACCGGCCGCAATGACTCATCATGTTATCAACTATCATGGCTAGTAATGTATATAAATCCCTTTTGTTAACTTATTTCTTAAGAAATAAAAAAGCGGCCCGGGCCACTACTAAAAGTATCTACTAATAGTAATGACCCGGGCTGATTTATTAACTGTGAATGGTATTTACTTCGGCGCGTAGGCGTTCTGTAATAATTGCATCTTCTTTTTGAGCTGTTTTTTTGCTGGCAGGCTTCATCAAGAAGATGATTTTTGAGAACTTGCTGTCCGCCGGCGGCTTAGGCTCGCACATTGTAGGCCGCCTGCCTCGTGTGCTTCGGCCAGGGCGACGTCGCAGCGGGCCTCGGCCTACTGGCAGGCGATAAAAGAAAGGCGGCTCTTTACGGCCGCTTTTTTCAACAAGGACTTATAACCAGCCCAGGGATCATTTCGGGGCATACGCCCGCCGCAGCAGCTCCAACTTCTTCCTGGCCTGCTTCTTACTGACAGGTTTCATCTTGAGGACTATGAGGCTGGTGACCGGCCGCGGTTCACACATAGGCCAACTCCAGCATGGCGTGCTTGATGACCTCCGACTTGCGCCATTCTTTGGCCATCAGCCTGCGCTTATTGTCCAGCTTTTCCAGCGTCGCCTGCATACCGTAACATTGTACCATAGCCGGCGGCAGCCCCATCAGGCAGACCATGTTCTTGCCGAGCTCGCCGATGGCCTCATAGCCGGTATTATCGAAGCGGGCCTCCAGGGAGTAATAGATGCCGGACACCTTGGCCCAGTCCGAGTTGCGGTTGTAGGTGCCGCCTATCGAGATGATGGTCTCCGCGCCCTTAGAGTGGATGGTGGTCTCGTCGGAGGACTGGAGGCCGCGGTAGACCATCTCCGTCCAGGCGTGATAGCCGGCCACGGAGCCGTCGACGGCGTTCTTGATGGCCCCCAGGCAGCATTTGGCGGGGATGCCGGCGGCCAGCAGCAGGGAGGTCAGGAGCAAGGCGGTGTCGATGCAGATGCCCTTCCTTATCTTCAGCGTCTCGTTGGGGAAGCCCCAGGCGTAGTCCATGACCTCGTTGAAGAAATAGGACTTGATAATGTTGCCCTTGTCGTAGCGGCGCAGCAGCAGGCCGGCCGAGGGGTCGCCGTTCTTGTCCAGGGGATAGATGAAAGCGTCGCGGACGAGGTCGCACAGGCCCTTGATGCGCTCGTCGTCCGGCAGGTCCTTGTAAGGCGCCGCCGCCTCCACCACGGCGATGTTGGTCGGCTGGACGAACTCGGTCGTCAGCCAGCGGGCGGGGCGCCAGGGGGATTCGGGTATTTGGCTCATATTAACTCCGGTTATTCTACTGGCCCGACCAGCTCGTAGCCGTCGTTCAGGACTATCCAGCGCCAGCCATCGGTTAGTGCGATGGCGGTTAACGGTATGTGTTCATCATACCGGGGCGGATAGGTAACGTCCGTATCACACATCCGCTTCTGCGCCATGAGAGTCAGGGCGTATTTTGGATTCTTGGCGTCGATCTTAACCCGGGCATATGTTTTATAAAGCGTCTCGGCCATTAGCCCAGTTCCTTCCTGAGCTTTTTATAGAGCTGCTCTTTGTCGTAGGGCAGGATATAGCGGTGATAGCGTTTGAGCTGGGCGAAGATCTCTTTGTGCGTCTGGTTGTTCTGAGGTTCGGCATCCAGGATGATGGCGACAGGAGAGTAAACGGTCCCGCCTGCCAGGACTTCGGCGTAGCGGACGCGTTCCGCAAAACCCATGATGTCGTCAATCCAGTTGGCTTGCCCGGGCTTGGAGTTTGCTAGCCGCAGGGATTCCTTGACGGCCTGCGCCTGCCAGTCCTGCGTCTCCCACTGCGGCCAGAGGAGATGAGCGGCCTTTTCGTAATCGGCCGGTTTGGCGGCCTTCATGCCGGTATACGGCGTGGCTTTCAGCCTCGCGGCCATGGGCTTATTTGTGATACCGTCAGGCCAGTAGGAAATAGTTCGCCCCTTGTAGATAAAGGTTAATTTTTCGGGCGGCGATTTGGCCATCACCATTTCGTAATTATTCATTGTGTTCCTCCGTTTCTTTCAAGATGTAGACCTTATCTTTGCTGATGACGACCGCCATGCCGGCCGCCACCCTGATGATGTAGGCGTCGGGGATAATGACGCCGTCGATGACCTGGTTATCCCGGCGGAAGGAGAGAAAATCCATATTATGGCCCGGGACCTCGGCGACAACCTCAAGGTGTTTTTGCATTAGAGTTCCGCCTTCTCCAGAAAAAGAATGATGATGACGATTATCCCGCCGATTATCCACAGAAGGTTGATTTTAGTCGCCGTGCTCATCTAAGCGCCTTTCAGCCCACTTCAATAGGTAGGGCAGGTTTTCGGGATGGCAAACCCGATAACGGACGATGTGCGGAATGAACCACAAAAAGAACAGATTGACGGGAACCGTCCAGTACCAATGTCCGATATCCGCTTTCCAGATGAAGAACAGGCATAATCCCCAGAAAAGTACCGGCTCGAACTGCTCCATGCGGCAGAAGACGCGGGTAAAAGGCTCGGGCAGTTGGCAGACCTTGTGGTAGAAGAAGCGGTAGGCCCGGGCAACCAGGTCCAGCAGCAGGTTAAACAAACCGCCGCTCCTTGGTGACGAAACAGCGGCGACAGATGAAGTTGTGGCACAGGGCGCTGTCAGGCAGCCTGCGCCAGCAGTGGAAGCGCAGCAAATGCTTGAGCCATGTCATACGACTACCCTCCGCCAGATTTCGATTGTGGGGCGTCTAGTTCCATTGATAGCCGGCGGAGCTGACCAGGCACAGCACGCCGCCGATGTTCAGCCACTGGTTGAAGAGCAGATAGCCGTCCAGCAGCCCGAGCTCCGCCGCCTCGTCCATGCGCCGGATAATGTGTTTGGTGAAGTAGAGCAGGACCTTGACGGTAACGGGGTGGGTCATCTTAATCCGGAGACGCCTTCTGACAGGTGCTCCTCATCAGGGATTTCATGGCCAGCGTTTCGCCGTTCTTTTTGCCGAAGAAGAAGCCGACGACGCCGGTGCCGGCGGAAATAAGCGGCGTGTAGCCCAGGGCCATGGTCTCGGGCCGGGCGGTGACGGCGCCGTAGACAATCAGGAAGGCGCAGGCAAGGCAGAAGAAGACAATGAGGATGACGGCCAGGATGTTGTTCATGGTTTCTCCTCCGGCGGGCCGCCGAACCTCAGCAGGTCCCGCAGGCCGCACAGATAGCCGCTCAAGAAGAGGTTGTACTCCCGGACGCCGGGCAGTTTGCCATGCAGCCGAAGGGTCTTCGCCCATTTGATGCGCCGGCGGACTTTCTCTTTCATGATGGATGCCATGGGAACCTCCTAACTGGGCGGCTCCGGACCGGCCAGCTCCAGCCCCCAGTCGGCTTTCAGCACGTCCCCGACGGCGTGCTCCAGATGGATAGAAGCGATATAGAAGTCCTGGCTCATGGCCAGGGCGGTGCTGACGACGGTGATGCGGTCGCCGATGAGGCGGATGAGCATCTGCACTATCAGCTCGTCGGTCGTCCCCTGCAAATGCCCGGTCAGGCGCGGCTTCGGCTCGGATTTTTTGTTGAGGGTGTCGGTGGCGATGGCGGCGGTCTCCTCCTGGGACTGGCCGACCGGCCAGGCCAGGGTCATGCTGCGCCGGGCATATTTCTGTTGGCTCTCGGCGGCCGTGGCCTTGACCAGCAGCGTCTGCATGCCGGTCTCTTCGTGCGAGGTGGCGCCCACGGCCAGGTAGTTGTAAGTGGCGGTCAGGGCGATGAAGGCCATGATATGGGAGGCGGAGGGGTTGGTCACCGTCAGCGTGATGGACTTCTGGTCGCTGCTGACAATGGGCGGTATCCAGGCAACCTGCGCGAGGGTGACATAGTCCACGCCGATGGCGCTGACGTCGCCCCAGGTTATCTGCGTGTCGCCCGGCTCGACGTAAATGGTCAGGGCCTTGCTCTCGGACGGGTCCAGGTTGAAATGGGTGCTGGCGGGGTGGATGTCGGGGAAGAGGTCGCTGGTGCTGGAATACTGCACCGTCTTGTCGGCGAACAGGTTGCCGCTGTCGGGCACGACGGTGGTCACCGTCAGGTCGATCTGGCTGCGCACCTCGTTGTAGATGTCCCGGTCGTCCAGGTCGAGCACCAGCGAGACGATATCGGTAAAAGCATGCTCGCTCATCAGGGCCTCGCCGTCCGGGCTTCGTACGTCAGGCTGCCGGCGCGGTCGACGAAGACGGCCCCCTGGGACATCATCTCGACGTTGCGCACGGCCTGGAGGGTGACCACGTCCAGCTTGTGCGGGCCGGCGTATTCGCCCACGGTCACCGTCGGCGGCAGGTGGTATTCAATGACTATTTCGACGTAGCCCAGGCGGGGGACGGCGCCGTCTTCGTCCGAATAGCCGTTGTCGGTATAAATCAAAATCCAGCAATAATCGACGTTAAGCGACAGGTCGGCGATGGTGGTACCCGCCGGCAGCTCCGAGCCCCAGCCGGCCTCGCCAGGCGTCACCCAGGACTCGCCGGCTTTGACCGTGGCCGGGTAGTTTTTATAAGTGAAGGTATCGGGGTAGATATCGCCCGAGGCGAAATAGGGGACGCTGCCCATGGTGATGTTGTAATAGAAGGTGGAGAGGCTGGCCGGGGTGTCGTCTTTTCTAACCCAGACGTTGACCGTTATCCGGTCCACGATGCCCTCGTCGGGCGGGACGGCGTCGGCCCAGACCGAGTAAGAGTCGCGTATCATCTCCCAGGTGTACGGGTCGTCGCCGCCGACGTAGCTGGTATCGTCGTCGTTGGCGGTGAGCGCCCCGCCCCAGGTGGACGAGCCGACCTTCTTGACGTTGGTATGGTCGAGGATATCGTTCAAGCCAGTGGTTTTATAGACAGCAAACATTTAAGCGCTCTCCGGGTATTCGAAGGCGGTATCGCCCGAGGCGAAGCTGCGCAGCGTCTCCGGCCAGCCGGCCGTGTCCGCCAGCAGGCCGATGGCGCCGCCGGCGTCCACCGACTGGCGGTTGTCGTAGTCCTGGTTGACGATCTGCCGGGCCAGGATGTCCAGACCGTCGGTGCAGTAAATCGAGGCCGCGCCCTCGGAGGAATTGGCGTCCGGCTCCAGATGGAAGCCGGAGATGAAGCCGGTAAACAGCAGGTAGTAATTGCCGTCATAGAGCGCCCGGGCGCGGACGTGGCGCATGGGCAGCAGCCGGCCGTACAGCGGCCCGGCGGCGTTGAAGGGCGAATACTTCAGGCATACCTTGGTTTTAACGCCCTCGACCAGGACCTCGGGCCGCAAGCGGATCTCCCAGGTGCTGGCGGCGGTGTTGCCGGCCTCGGCGTTCTTGCCGCTGGTCAGTCCGACGAACGAGACGTCGTCGGAGATGTCGTCCTCCGGCAGGGTGAAGCTGGGCGCGGCCGCCCAGTCGTAGGCGCCGGTCGGCAGGCCCCAGTCGATAAAGACTTCGTAGGTGATATCCAGGATGTCCGTCACGGCGCGCTGCTCCCGCCGAAGTAGCCGGGGTTGACGCCGGCGAAGCTGGTGCGCCGGTTGTCCTGGCTGATGAGGTCCTTGACCCGGCGGGCGAAGGCGCGGGCGGTGATGTCGTCGCCGGTAAGGAAGACGGGGTTGTTGATGTTGACCACCGGCGCGGCGGCGGATGCGCCGACGCTGGCGGCGCCCAGGAAGCGCTCGCCGCCTAGAGCCTGCACCATGACGGGGCGGCCGATGGGGCCGGGCACGACGCCGGGGGTGTCGAAACCAGGCAGAGTCGTTTCGGTTGAGGCCCCCGGTGCTGGCGTTGGCGAGGCGCCAGACGGCAGAGTCAAATTGGCGTCTTTGGCCAGCCGGGAGACGAGGGCATTATAAGCGGTGACGTAATCGGAGGTAAGTTTAGTTTTATCATCGAGCAGTGTCTTGAAGGCCTTCAAGTCGGCGTCATAGCTATTCTGGGTGTCCTTCAGGGCCTGGTCGAGGCGGGTTTTCTCTTTGTCTTTCTCGTCAGCGAAAACCTTGTAGGCATCGTTCTCAAGTTTGACTTTAGCGTCATAGTCGGCCTGGGCCGCGTCCTGTTGCTTCTGGGCCGCGGCTTTGAGGTCATCCATCTGCAGCTGCAGGGCGGCGATCTGGTCCTGGCGCTGCTGGCGCTGGTTATCGCGGGCGATCTGGGCCAGGAAGTCGGCCAGTTGCTGCTGAAGATCGGCTTTCTTTTTGGCGTCGGTCTCGGCGTTGATCTGCGATTTGAGGCTGGCGATCTTGTCGCTATTCTCTTTATCCTGGTACCGCTTGTCGTCAGCGGCCTGCTGCTTATTGATGGTATCGATCTGGGATTGGAGCGGGGCGAGGGCGCCGGCGAGGGAGGCGTCGATGTTTTTGACGATGGCGTCGTACTCGTCGGACAGGAAGGATAGCTTCTTGTCATGGGCGGCAGAGGCGGCTTCGAGGGCGGCATCGATAGCGTCAATTTCGGCCTGCTCGCGGTCGTCGGCGGCCTGTTTGGCCTGTTCGGTGAAATCCGACATGTCAGACTTCATGTCAGCGACCGAGGCGGCGATGGCCTGGGCTTCTGCCTCACTGGCTGCGTCGGCGGCTTCCTCGCTCTCGGCGAGTTTAGCGTTGGCCTCCGATTGCTTTTCGAGCTCAGGGAGGGCGGCCTTCATGACGTCAAGAACCTTTTGTTCCGCGTCGGTTAGATCAAAAGTGCCTTTGGCAAAGGTTTGCTGTATGGACAAGCCCTGCTTCATGCCGAGGGATATTTTCTCCCAGACGGTGAGGCTGCCCTGGTGCTCCAAATCGGCGATGGCGGATTTAATATCTTCGAGGCTGAAGGCCTCGCCGCGAATGGCTTTGATATATTCCTGCTCACCCCTGGTCACTTCCGAGAGGTTGTCGATAATGTCACCGCGCGCGGAATTTAGCTGCACCGAGGCATAGGCCAGGACATCGACCGCCGTGCTGATGCCCAGCAATATGGGATTCACTTTGGAAAGCAGCTTAAACGCCACATTCAGATCGTTTATTCCGCGGACCAGGGGCGGGATGATAGTGCCGAGGCCCACCAGCGCGCCGCCGATACCTGTAATGGCCAGCCCGAATTTAAGCATGGCATCGACGGTGCCGGGATTGTCTTTGACAAACTGGGATAATCTCTCGATGGTTTTAGTGGCGGAGTCGGCCAGTTCTTTAAGGGCCGGGGCGGCGGCCTCGCCGGCGGCGACCTTCAGCCCGTCGAGGGAGGCCTGGAGGTCTTCGAGGGTCTGGTGCAGTTCGCCGGCTTTATCCGCGACGTCCTCGGTCATGGTGACGCCCAGCTCATGCGCTTTCCGGCGCAGCTCGTCGAGGTTGTCCATCATCGGCAGGAGGCTGGTACCGCTTCTGCCGAAGAAATCAACGGCGGCGGCCGAGCGCTGGGCCGGGTCCTGAATGGCGCCGACAGCCGAGGCGATCTTCATGAACTGCTGCTCGGGCGACAGGCCGACCAGGTCGGCCATGGTCAGGTTCAGGCCCTGGAGCTTTTCCTGGGCCGATTTAACGCCCTTGCCGGCGTCGGTCAGGACGTTATCCATGTCCTTGATATTGGTGCCCAGGTCGTCGATGGAGCTACCGGAAACATCCGCAGCATATTTCAGCTCGGAAAGCGTTTCGACGCCGATACCGGTCTTGGCCTTGAGTTGGAGGAGCTGTTCCCCCAAGTCGGCGAACTTCTTGGCGGAAAGCGTAACGGCGCCGGTGATGACGGCGCCGGCGGCCAGCATGCCCAGGCCGAGCTCCTTCGACGACTTGGCGATCTGGCCGAAGGTACGGTTGGTGTCACTGCCGAAGGTCTTGAGGTCCTTGTTGACCGCCGCCAACTGGGTCTGGAAATCTTTGGTTACGGCGGAAAAGACAACCTTCAAACTTTTATCAGCCATTGAGTTTTACCTCTCGGCCGCCGCAAGAGGCGGCCAGCCCGCGCAGGAAATTTACCATCTGCGCCTTATTGACTTTCACGGGCTCGCCATGACCGGCCTCCGGTTCGCCCGGCATAAAGTCCTTATAAGTGAACGGCTTGGCGCCCTTTTCGCGGGGGATGGTATTGGCGATCACAGAGCAAATCTCGGCGGCGCGGAAGTTTTGCCATTCCTCACGAGCTTCATATCCTCTCCGGAGGGCCAGGAACTGCGCCAGGGTCAGGCGCCAGAACTCCTTTTCCGGAAGAGCCAGGTTATAACGCCCCTCCACCCATAGCTCGAGCCAGGTGGCGGGCTTACCGCTAAAGGGCGCCGCTCCACAGCCTCCTTGCCGGGCAGGGACAAGCGGAGGGATTCGCGGAAGGCCCGGATAAGAGTGCCGGCGTTGGCCAGGTTTATCCACACGCCCACTTCGCGCTGGGTCAATTCCGGGTCGTCGCTGAGCAGGCAGGCCCAGATGAGAGGCCGGAGTTCTTTCTGCCCGATGTTTTCGACATCCACCTCGCCCGCGAGAAAAGATTTACCCGTGGCCTCTTCGAAGGCGATCATAGCGTTAAGGTCGAGGCTGAGAATGCGCTCGCGGTCGAGCATTATCCTGACGCCGGGCCGGGCTTTATCGGTCATGCGCTTTTAACTCCTAACCAGGAGGGGGAAGCCCACCGGCTTCCCCCTCGGATTATTTCTCAAGAAATATTAGGCGGTCTTGGTGACCAAGACGGTATAGACCGAGTCTACCTTATCGTCCTCTTTAGTACGGATGGTAACCGGGTAGATATCGACCTTGGCCGAGGCAATGGCGCTGGACGGGACACCGGTGGCGACTACCGAGTCGTTGACGGTGATGGTGTCGGCGCCGGCGCAGGTCGGGGTAACGGTGAACGAGGTACCGGTGGTCGTCGCGGCATATTCATGGACGTCGGGGTTGAAGGCCGGCACCAGGGTGGCCGTGGTCAGGGCCAGGGCAGACAATGTGGCGGCGGCGGTGTAGCCATAGACGACATCGCCGGTAACCTTCATGACGGCGGTGGCGACGATCTGGGCCGGCTTGTCGAAGTTGAGTTCCACATTGCCTACGGGCACGGCGTCGAATATCAATGTGCAGATGCCGTCGGGCCCGATGACGATAACCTCCCGCATCGTGCCAGCGGAGAAATCGGCCATAAGAGCCACCTGGCCGGGGTCGGAAGGCACGAAGTTCATGGTAACAGTAAATTCCTTGCCGTCCTTCCAGCCGGCCTTGTATTCCTTGGCATGGTTGGGGGAGTTGAGATAGGTGACGTCGACGAGATCGCGGGTAACACCTATCGCGCCGATGGTCTGCACTTCGGCGAGCAGCGTGCCGTTCCATTTCATGGTGGTCCCGTAGGCAAGAATGGCCTGGGAAGGTGTCATATTGTTTCCTCCTTGTCAAATTTTATTCGGCGTGGGTTATAAGATAATCGCAGGTGACCCAGAACAAGCCGGCAGCCGGGTCATCGCCATCGATTTCATTATCGAGGAAGGCAGAAGAGACGGCGACGGCGCCCATCAGCCCCCGGAAGCCGGAGAGCGCGCAGCGGAGTTCTTCAGAAATAGCCTTGGCGGTAACATAGAGGCCGGCGACGCAATCGAACTGAATGCGGGCGGCAACGAAACCGTCCTGGCCGTCGAAGTGATAGGTGCGAGGCGCGGACACTTTCCGGTAGACCAGGTAGGGTTCAGCCACATTCTCCGGGGCGGTCAGGGCATAGATACGGCTGCTCACCGACGGCACATTGGATTTCAACCAGGTGAAGAGCGCTGATTCAAAGCTCATTTTTTCATGCCTTCGTCGATGAGTCGTCCCAGCCCAAGAATAATATGGTCCATAACCCAACCCTTGGTGACGTCCCAGGCGGGGCGCATGAAGGGGTGGGCGGGCATGGGGCCGGAGGGGGCGCCCATCTGGCGGCGGTACTTAACGTCGCCGGCTTTATCCCGCTTCTTGGCGCGGCTGCCGGGCACGCCGAACTCCACCAGGAAGGCATGCGGGGCTTTCCTATAATCGACGCCGGCCATGGCGGAGCGGGGGTTGTCCACGCCGATACGTTCCAGCAATTTGGCGATGATGGATTTCTGTATGTTATGCGTAGGGCCGACAGGGGCGTAGCCTTTGGCGACGTCGCGGACGATCTCAGCGCCTTCCAACAGGATAGGCTCGACCTTCTCAGGTGGCACGGACTCGGCCAGCTTCTTGATCTGCTCCTCCAGCTCCGGCAGGCCGACGATGTAGCTCTCGCCGGGCATCAGTCGTAGGACTCCGAATACAGGAGCTGTAGCTCTTCGTTGCGCTCGTTGGTGTTGATAATCGATTTGATGTACAGGTACCGGCCGTTATAATTGACGCGCATGTTGGGGAGGACGCCGGCGAGGTAGCGGATGCGCACCGTGCCGGTGACGCCGGCGTCGGCCTGCTGCGCGGCGAACAGCTTGTAGCCGGCGAGTGGCTCGACGGCGCCCCAGACCTGGGCGAAGGTGGACCAGGTAGGCGATAAGCCGCCGGCGGCATCCTGGGCGGTGCTCGGCTGCTCGATGGTGATGCGCTTGTTTAGCTTGCCGATGTCCATCAGTCCTCCGCGACCATATAGCACGGGTCGGAGCACAGGGCATTGACGGCGAAGGGTATCTCGGTGAGGACTTTGTCCGAGGCGAGCTGGCGGTTCTCGTACAGGTGGCCGACCAGGAGGAGGATGGCGGCTTTGATGGCCTGCGGCACGGCGGCGGCCAGGCCGTAGCCGGCGACGTAGCGCACCCGGATACCGCCGGAGGGGTAGAGGGTGGCAGACGGCCAGGAGCAGCCGTAAGCCGGGACGATCTCCCCCGGGCTGACGTCGGTGTTGACGACGTACTGGGTGGCCGACCAAGTGGTCTCCACCAGGCCGGTCGCGTCCTTGTACTTGATGGTGGTGACGGAGGCGAGCGGGGGGCGGGGGAGCTGGATGCCTCTCAAGCACGGCCAGGAAGAGATAACGTACTCCAGCGTCTGGGTGACGAGGGCGCGATGGAGGAGGACAATTTCGACGTGCTCGCGCGCAGCCTGGATGAGGCCAGTCAGCAGCGGGTCTTCGTCGTTGCCATCGACGCGCAGGTGCAGTTTAACTTCCGCCATGGTGACTGGCTCGACAGCTGGCGGGGTGATTATTTTCAGGGCCATTTAGCCACTCTCCTCAACCAGGAGTTGATAGGTGTTGCTGGAATCCACGACCGTGCCGCCGATGCTCTGCTCCAATTCCATCTCGAGGAGCTGGTTGGAGGTGAAGGTCAAGGCGGAAATAGTGCAGGTAAGATGACCGGCGGTGGCCGGGGAGGTAATGCTGCAGGCGATGTTGGCGATAAGGGTACCAGGCAGCCCTTTCTTCCAGGCCTTGAGGTTAACGGTGCCGCCGCCGGACAGATCCTTGGCGGTGCCGTCGGCATTCAACCAGGTTAAGGAGAGGACATACCCCTTGTCGTTCTGCTTGATAATCAAATCGGCCATCTAATACTCCCTCGATCTCACCGTCAGATTCCGGTCGGGCGAATGGACGGTGAAGCTCCGCGCCGGCGACCGGGCCAGGAGGGAGCGGAGGGGCGACATGAAGGTCATATATAGCCGGTAGAGGCGGCCAAACAGGGCGGAAACGACGCTGCCGACAGCTACAGCAGCCGCACGGGTGTAGGCGGCCAGCCGCGAGGCGGCGATGCCTTGGCCGATGGTAATGGCGGCGGATCTGA